CTAAGCCCCCGTCAGCATAAGACCCACTATTCTTCATTGCCGGCCTGTAAGTAGGGCGCATTCTGTTTACTACCTCTGCCCCTCCTGCCTTAGCTACATCAGCCTGGGACCAAACAACCTCCCCGGCGTGAACAACTCCAGCGGGCTTATACTTTGGACCGTCACCAGTGTAACCACCTTCTGAGAATCCTGATCCCGTAAGCGCCTGCTTTGCTGCTGCTATATTCCCAAGGATAGTAGCAATTGTTGTGGCCATTGCTACCAGGTTTCCGGGATACGGGATAGATTGCGATGCCTTGATGCCTCCGGTTAAAGCCGCCGCTGTATCAAAAGCGATGGATGTAAGAGTTAAGCCTTTTTGAATTGCGCTTCCCTCAGCCGCAAGTCCGGCAAGGGCACCTGAAACTATTGTGGCTGATTGTAATTGTGCTTGATCGGATGCCTCGTTTGCTCGTTGCCTTTCCCCCGCATTCTTTATTGCTGCTTGCGTCCTCTGATTATCAAGGGTGATCAGCGCACGGTTTAAAGAAGTAGCAACATCTACCCGTTTGTCCGCCTCTCCTTTCAATGGATCAGTTGTTGCATCGGGCGTCCCTGTTGTTCCGGTGTCAATAGCTCCTGCCCGGCCTTGCGCCGCCAGAGCCGTAAAGTCTTCACCTGTTTGTTTTCGCTGGGCTTCAATTAAATTTTGTGTAGCTCTTACCTGACCCTGAATTCGCTTCTCTGTATCTGCAACAAGTTTATTTATCTCCCTTTCTTTTTGAAGCTTCAGCGTCAGTAAAGACTCATTGTCTTTGTCAAATCCTAACTGTGATTTTATTATTCCAAGCTGTTCGGTAAGTACTCCCTTTAAATCGGTCTGATTTGATTTAAGGTTTTCAACAATCTCGTTGCTAAGCTGTAATTTTTCGTTATACTTAGTCTGCTCGTCAGCAATCTGAGTCAGTTTTTCTTGATTCTCTGCCAGTCTATCGCTAACCGTTCCCCTTATTTCAATTTCTTTTCTTTGAAGGTCTTCAGCGTCTTCTTGCATTTGAGCCAATACCTTTGCCTCAATTGCAAGCGCAGGACTTAGCTTGAATAGAATTGCTGAAACGATAGTTGAGAAAATACCTTCACCATCTTTACCTGTGGAAATAAGTTCTGCAAAGCTATTTGTTACAAGTGTCGTTGCGGCTGATAGTTGATTCTGCGCAAATTCAAGATCTTTTGCGCCAAGCGTCGAGCGCGCATAAGCCCCAGCTAAAGCCGTAACTATACCTACCGCTGCGGTGGCAGGGTTAGCGAAAGAGGCTATCTTTGTAGTTAGCGAACCAACATTAGTACCAGCGATATTTATATTCCCGGCTACATCCTGGAATGATTTTGATGTTTTCTGAAGATCCTTACTGATTTTCTGATTTGAATCGATCAGCTTATCAAGCGATGTCTTTACACCGGTGACCGATTTTTGAAGCTGCCCGTACTCTGATTGATTCTTTTTAAGGATAGTTTCCAGCCGTACGCTTTCCCTCGAATACTCCTGTATGGTAATACTCCCCTCTTTGAAGGCTTTCTTTAAAGCATCCTGCTCCTGCTTATTTTGTATGATAAGCTTTTTAAGCGTCTCAAGTTTTGTGAAAGAATCTTTCTGATCTATCTCAAAATGTAATATACCTGTCCTTTCTTCGTTAGCCATAAATTATAAAGTTTGGCTTGGTATTTCGTCTGTATAAGTAATATTGAATTCTATCGTGTATAGTTTTTCAATCTCCTTAAGCACAACAAAACTATCACTATCAATAATAACCACCCTTCGATCATAAATACTATTCACTATCGTAACAAGTGGAGAGGTTTTTATATACGAAATAGCCTCTACCTGTGACTCTGTTAGCTGCTGGCTTCTTACGCGTTCTGTTTTCTTTGAGGTTCTGTGAGTTTGAATATTATCAGAATCCGCAAACTCTCCACCGCTTTGTGGCCATGTTGGAAATAAATTCTTTCTAGCCTCTCCGGTGGCAAGTATGTCAATGCCTCTATCTTTTTTACCCGGGAAATTCCAGTAATCAAAGCCGCCTACAGGATTCATCCATGATAAATACCTATCCTGATTATAGCACTCACAATCTATTTTAAGCGTCTTTGTCTCTGAAATAGCCTCCGTTTTTTCTATTGTAATAGTTTCTGGAATGGTAATAACCACATCAGCCTGTCCCGCGCTTATGCCGTCACGTATAAGCTGCAGGTAAATCCTTGCTCCCACTGCCGTGGCGGTTAGTTCGGCGCTTAAGGTATATGATCCATTAGCGGTGATTGTCTGTTGTGGAATAGCGCTTGTTGGCACACCAGCCCCATCGGATAAATAAGTATTAACACGAATACCGGTAGTAAACGTGGCGGTACCAGTAACAACAATTGGAATAGAGATTCTAACTACCTCACCCGTAGAGGTGGTTAATGTGGTATATGCTATTACTGGGGATATACTTACTGTGGTCACCGCTTCAGAAAAGGAATCAAATCCTTTTAAATCAAAAGCTGTCGGCGCTGAAAAGTTACTCCAATTTACTGGTAATGCCAGAAAGGCAAACTCTCTCCTGTATAGCGTCACCGTTGTTTCTGATGATAGGCAAGACGGATCAGTTAATTTTTGCCTATAAACACCCTCGTCATAATTAGATACGGATATATGAATTCCCCCCTGCTTTAAAAATATTTCATTGAAGTAAAGCGTGTCATTTATGGGATACACCCAATAATCAAGAATAGTGGTGTTGCCACCACCGCCGGATTCCTCGGCTCTAAAGAAAATATTCTTACATGCGTTAGTCCCAACCACTTCAAAAATATAAATAGTACCAGAATAAGCCTCACTGTCTGAAACAACTACTGATAAGTTAGAATCAAGAAATCCTGCAAATAGAGAAAGACCTCCTGCTGTGGTTGTGGATATCTCTAATGCTATCCTATACGTTATTCCTGCTTTTACTCTAGCTACGGCCGATAAATCTTTATACAGATTGTCCGATATAAGATTGGCCCCGCTTAAGTTAATTGTAGGCGCAGAACCTAGTGTCCACCCTAAATCACCAGATCCGTCATTAACAAAAGTATTTAATGGTGGGTTAATAAAATTTTGGTAATAAGTGGATATGAAACTTATATCAAAATACTTACCTGAAAATATCGTAGGTGAATTAAATAATGTTAAAAACTTTCTATTTGAAGCGGCGGGGGTAGGATCAGAATCGGTACCAACATATTCACTCAAACTACCTGAATGAACATTCTTAAATGGAAGTTTTGCATTTACAGCAAATCCGTTTATATTACCTAGATCGGATGTGTAAGTAGGCGTAAGGACTGAAAGTGTAACCCCATCAGAATCATCATATACCTCCGCTACTTCTATATAATAATTTGTTAAAGAATCTATATTGTTAGGAAGTGTCCCGAGAAGAAGATTGTTTTTAGTGGACACCTTTGTCTTAAGTATCTCATTTACTGAGAATACGCATAGTCCATCGGAATCAGGTGTTAGATCGATAGTTGCCAATATGGCGTCTGGTTTTTGCGCAGCATAAAAATGATACCCAATAAGACCACCATGGATCCTTACTTTTAAGTGATAATTATTGTAGTAATATTGTATGGATGCGCCTGTTATGGATAAGTCTACAGTGTTGTCGTAAGCTAGGCTTATTGAAAACGTTGTATCATTTGTATAGGCTGTTATCTGATAGACTCCGTCATACGCAGGAAACGCGCCTCCCCCTCCTGAATTTGTGATCTTTATGAACTCTAGTGCTGCTGCCGATCCTGTGTTTTTAATATCCCCAGACAACGTTAAAGCGGTGTAACCATTTGAATTTGATGCTGTTGAAATAGTTCTTATTGTATCCTCGGTGTTTAAGGGCCAAAGGGTATTTGATATTTCGTATTTGATAGGTAGATGGACACAATTCCAACCGTGTACCCCTGGTGTGGCTGGTGAATCTAAGGCCTCCCAGAAATAAAAATCAGGTCCGACAACTGTTTTTATATAAGAAATTCTGTCTCCGTTTGGAGAGTTCTTTATATAAAATTGTGTGGCACTTAAGGCTTCAATGTACTTGAATCCATTATATGTATCTACGGGAGAAACAATATACACAGTATCCCCGGTAATTAAGTTATGATTCGTATTTAGTGATACAATAGCGTCTCCGTTTGATGAGGTTATAGATCCCTCAGTTGATGATATCGGAGCAAAAAAAGCATATCTATTAAATCCGAAAGGCCTGTTTTCTATAGTGAAAGCCATTTTACTATTTTATCTTAAAACTAATTTCTATTTCATCCATGAAAGACTTAACAAAGTTGTTTATCACCTCAATGCTTATTTTACCTATCAATGTATCGGTAATAACGTTTGAAATAATGTCTTTCCTTCCACCTTTCTTGAATAGCGCGCTGCCTTCCTTGTTGATCCTCCAGGTAAAGAACTTTGCTAAAGAGTCTTTCTTTGCGTCTGATAGTTGGGAGCCTACGCCCTTCTGATCCATCCATTGCCTTATATTTTGTACTACGCCATAACTTTGGGTTGTCTTACGTGGCCCCCTACCGGTTTCCACCACCCATATAAATGGCTTTCCGTAGACATCAAGGGTTATCTTATTGCCCTCTTCGGTGATCTCGTAGTTGATGGAATTGGAGGTTTTGCCGCTGGTGGTGGTGCCTGTGGATCGAAGGTTGGAACGTATATCAGCGACAACATTCTGCCCGTACTTGGCGAGGATTTGGGCTATTGAGATTGTCATTCGTAAACTGAACAGTAGTTAAACGTATCCGGAACCCCTAAAGTAAAAGTTCCTATCCAACCGGTAAGGCAATCTGCCGTGGCCCTTATCACCGGGTCCCAGGTAATAGCAGATATAACAGTGTTATCGGTTCTTATTTCTTCGGTCTGGTCCTCTTCGTCTATTGCCCGGTTTAGTAGCCTTTCAAAAACCTCTTTGATCTCTGCGGCTTCGTTAAGGCAATCCTTATATTCCTTTTCTGTACCGTCCTTTTTGTCATGGACGTAAAAGAACATATTGCATGAATAGTTTGTAAGGAAGTTGTTTTGCGGGTCGGTTACATGTCTGAGTGGATCAAGAGTAACGCACACCAGGCCTTTGTCTGACTGTGAATTGAAGGCTGTCTGACGAGCGTAGGAGTAATCTATGTCATCCCGGACTTTCATCACTGTATCGCCTAAGAATGCTTCGACCTTCTCATGCTGACTCATAAAGAAACAAGGTTTAACTTTAACGCCTTTATACGCTCCGGCAGTAGAGTGGGTGCAGCCTGTACGAAAGATATTCTCTCATCACCTGAAACGCCTCGGGCCACTATTTGTGATAAAGTTACGGCCTCTGCCCCCTTATTATCGGGGATACTTCGGTTCTTTAATAGCATTATCGTAATACTCGTTTACGCGAATATACAATTATTTGGCACGGCTTATTATCTCCTGATACTTTTTTTCGCAGTCCGCTTGCCATGCTGAAAGCAATACTTGGGTATAGAATTCGTTTACGTTCCACGTGGAAAGAAGCTCTTTTCCTGGGATCATAAGCTCTTTGCTCATTTGTTTCAATGTAACCAGGAACCCGGAGGCTTGGTAAAGCTGTGAAAACCCGGCTTCTTCCTCTTCTATTGAGGTAAGGGCTTCCGGGAGCTTGGCCTGGTGGGCGCAAATAAAGTTGTTAGCTTGTAGAAAAAAAAAGAACCCGCGCTTAGAACTTCGATGCAGGAAGCTTCTTTAAGCTCTTCAGACAGGAAGGAAGCCTTTTCATAGTCATACTCTCCGTCTCTTACTTTCTGGCAGTAGATAGCACACCACAAGGGAAAGTATTCAGCGATGGCCGGGATGGTCTGCAGGATATCAATTGTGCCCTCAGGTGTCTTGATAACTTGCGCTAGTGCCTTGTCAAATGTTTGGCGCATGTCCTCAAACTGACCCAGGGATTGAAATGTTATGTCTTTCGGGATGTCCCATTCTTTAACTTTCACCGGCTCCGTGATCATTTCGCAAGGCTCGTTGATAAATTCAAGGGTTGAATACAATGTCTCCACATTTTCAAGTCTGGCTTTACGCATATCAGATTCACATAATCCGAGGCATATTGAGGCCACCTTTATACGATCATTGGTGGTTACTTTTGCAATCTGTGCCCATTGGTTGAAAGAAAGATCATCCCATGAAGATGGGACTTGAACGCTTATGTTATTGATTAGGTAAGGTATCATATTCTGTGTTTACACGCTAAAAACGCTATTAACGTAAAAGTACGTTGATTTTACTTTATCCATTAAGTGAGTAAAACCAACATTCATCGCACGAAATTATACTATTCTCCCTTGCCTCATGGTAATACATGGGGTATGCTGCTGGCCAAACTATACGATAGCGTGGTTTTTGAATACTTGTTTTTTCCATTAGAATGTTACTTTGGTTTGTCCTGGTTTCTTTTTAACAAATATACCGCGCATTATGTAGGTATCAAGGTGGTTCGGGGATCTTCCGATAAGGTCTTTCATCTTGTCTTTACTGATCAGCCCTAGTTTTTTGTCTGAATCAACGTCCTTTTGCTTCAATAGCTGAAGCTCTTCGCCTGTTTCTTCCTGTACTTTAGTATCCGAACATGGTTCATAGATGCTGTTTTCATTGATTACGCCGGCCATTATAAAACCACACTGACTTTTTAGGTTATCGTAGTTCTCCCGGCCTATTGGGGTGGAGTTATTCACAAATCCTTTACAATGGAGGATATCAACTACCCCGCCGCCTACTCCATCCTCATCAACTACCGTGTTCATCATGGTTACATGATGCTTACTGGCTAATTCCCTGATCTTTTGGGCTGATTCTGTCACTTTTAGCCCTCGATAGATCTTAACCTCCATCACCTTGAACCCGTACCAGACTCTTATTGTCGTAGTATCCGCTCCAAACCGGGCAATATCCGCAGTTATGTACCGATCTGGGCCTGGTTTTACAAACTCATTGCTGAATATCGCTATGATCGACTCATAATCTACCAGGCTGTTGGGGTCTTCATCATATTCCCATTCCCCATACTTAAGTCTTGATTTTAGACTTTTGTCTTTGATCTCGTCAAGGGCTTCAAGGTAGCCTTTGTCTATCCTATTATTCTCAGAAGCCAGCGCACGGACGAAAGCGTAGCCTACTTCTAGCATCTTTTCCCGCCATGGCTTGTAAAACACGTGATAAAGCCAGTTCTTTTTAGGATTACAGGTGATCAATACCTTACGGGGAATATTGTAGAGCTCGTTAAGCTGCCTGCCTACCCTGGATTTCAAGGTATCAAAGGCATTAAAATGTACCTCTCCTGCTTCCTCTATGAATCCCCCGGTGTATTCTGTTGATCCCAGCCTTTCAAAGAGCGGATCCGAAGGAGTGTACTTTAATTCAAGTAGGGCCACCTCAGAACCATTGTGAAACTTTATTGCGGAGTAATGTTCATAGTACCTGAATGTTTCTGATACCCCGTGATGCTTAGCTACTTTAAAGAACGTCTTTACCGTGGTGTCCTTAAGGCTTTTTAGCTCTTCCCTGCCTATAAAATAGCGTACACCAGGGTAGTTAAGGCACATTGAAATGATCCACTCACAGCCTAACCAGGACTTGCCTCCGCCTGCTCCGCCACCGAATAGGATATACTTTGTTACCCTATCGTAAAGTAGAAGGATAGCTTCATACTGCCTTTTATTGGGCTTGTGCCTGAACTTCTTCGTCATCCGGTTTCACTATCTCCGCCCCGCTGAAGGTTAATACAATATTGCCGTTTACATTTGCATCAACCTCACTTTGGATAGCTGAAAGCTTAGGAGTGGCATAAGAAAGAATATCAGATATGAACTGAAGGCGTTCGCGCGGCTTTAGCTTATCAAAGTCCTCCTGGATTGTCTCCATGTTATCTTCAAGGAATTTAACAATGGATTCCTTTACCTTCATGGACACCTTGTTTGCGGTGCCCCTGGGCCTACCTGGATTACCAGGTCCAAACTTGCCTTTTTCGTCCCGTTCTGGGCCGTTGTTTTCGGATTCTGTCATTCTTTCTCTCCTTCAAAATAGTTTATTCATAAAAGATTCCTTGTCTGGCGCTGCTTGTATTGACCCGACATGTCTGCGGTAATAATAGAGCCTGTAGTTATCACCAGCCTCCCAGGATAGAGAAGCTATTTCTTTCATGGCTTCAATGGCTAATTGATCCCCTTCTTTGGTTAGCCAAACACTAAGTTCGTTCTTTTTACGATTCAGTATCTCTTCTGCTGTTGGGGTCATGCGATTCGATTTTTAGAGCTTTTTCAATTCTTTCACGTACCAATCTTTCAGCTTAGGGGCAGCATCAAGGATTTTATTAATGTCTCTTTGTGGTAAACCGGTTGCGTCTTGAAGAAGAAGTACAACGGTCCTTCGTTTAAGCGGCCCGGCTTCTATCTTTTTAAAGGCTTCTGATAAATCGATCACCGACTGAGCTATGATTTCAAAAGGCTCTGGATTCTCCTCTTTTACTTTTACTGTAATTTGCTGTGTTTTTGCTTTCATGCCTGTTGGGGTAGATTCCTTTGTCATTCTATTACTCCGTTTTCTTTCATCCATCCATTTGCCCAATCCTTCTTTTGCTGTTCGTCAAAGATTGACCCAGTATCATTCAGGGCCTTTTCAATGTATCTCTTAGCTACCTCGTCACAGGCCGTTGCGTATCCAAAAGGGGTGGCTATTGATCCGGCTTTTTGGATTGCGTCGAGTAATTCAGATTGAAGTTTGGTCATTGTTCCTTTATAGTTAATTCAGAACCTGTTAAAGCATAGTATAAGTTTTGAAGCTGGTGGACGAACTGGAGTTTTACTCCATAATTATCCTCATGAAAGATGCCGTCGACTAGAAAAAGCACAGGTGATCTCGGTGCCTCAATTTCCCATACATAGTCTTCTTCGGTGTGCGCCTCTTCATAATGTGATAGCTTCTCAAATCCACACTTTATAAGCCACTCTTCGGTGAGGGGAATTGGTTCAATGAATTCATCGAATTGACTGTATTCGTCGCCATAAAAGCTTTCTAATGCGGCGTCACCTGATGATAATGGGAACATTGGATCATCCACGCGTTTAAGAGACCTGACGGTTACCGGAATACCCTTCATTTCCGGCCATGCTTCTGGATTATTGATCGTAACGAGATTCCCTATTCTTAAATCCTGTACCTTCATGGTTTTTACTTTACGTTCTCACTTTCTTACTCAAGTTTTCCTACAAGCTCAACCAATTTTTTTACAACAAATGTGATCTCTTCTTTTTTCTCTGCCCTGATCAATGGGTCGATGCTTGCGGCCAACGCTGATATTGCGTTTAAAATTTCTTGTGTTTGCATGTTTTAGTTTTTTTATTATGTTTTTACTCTTTCATCCCTGGATGGTTCTCCATGGCTATACCGTTGGAAATCACTGGGTTAGCGTAATCATATTCAATTACAGGTTCATATGTAGCATTAAAAATATCAGGCTTGCAAGGGTAAAATTCACCTTTAATTCCCTTGATGATGTAGTCCCCGGGCATGGCTTTGTGATCGCCTTCGAGAGTTGGAATTGTAAGGCTGAATGCTGGCGGCCCCATACCGGCTAGATAGGCGGTTTCTGATTCAAGTTCAGTTTTAAGATTCAATCCAACGAATGAACAAATTTCTTCTCGGTTCAATTGATTGTACCGAATGGCTTCAATTACTACTGGTTTCTTCCTGTATTTCATAATGTGTTTCTCTTCTGGTGTCATACCAATTCCTTTTCTTTATAATTAGAGGCTTTTGCCATGCCTTTTTCAATGTACCGGGTCAGCGAAATCCTGTTATTTACAGCCTTTTTCTTAAGGTGTAGGATAAAATCGGGGTCGAATTTGAATGAAATTAGCTTCTTCGCCATAGACAAAAGTACATAATCCTGTATATATTAGCCTAATGATTAACGAAAAATCTTTTTTAAAAATAAATATCACAAAATACTTGCGCGGTATATACCATTGTGTGTATCTTGGTTTATCAATTCAACAAAAAAACTATCAATTATGAAAAAAGCCATCTATTCACACCAAAGACCAGTAACCGAAAGCGGTTTGAATTACAATTCGGGATCTGTTATTAGTAAGTTCAAATCCGGTTCTAATTGGTCAGTCTACAAAGTAGGCTCCACTGAAAGAATTGCAGGTCCTTACAATAACCGTCCAGAAGCCGAAATATTCGCAAAAGCACAGGCTTTCAAATGCCAAATCATCGAAAGTCCTAAAGATGCTTTTGAAGGGCTATAAATCTTGAAGTTCCTGATAGTCTTCAGGCGGAGTCACGGCAACCGGAACCGTGCTTTTTTCAAACACTAAAACGTACAGAGAAATGAATTTAAAAGTGACAAAAACCGGCAGAGCGTTCAATGGCGCACATCGTGATGCTGGCACTATTGTTCATCTTGTTGCGGGGCCTCAGCCACATGGAGACTGGTTCAATAAAGCATTATGCGGTACTGAGCCGGGTCGAAGAGGTAATGGATGGGCGCTTAGTAATAATGGGGTAACGTGTACAAAATGTATTAAAAAACTATGACTAAAACCTTAAAAGTCTCCCAATTAAAGAAAGGTGATGACCTTGGCGGCACCATATTAACTGCTGATCCTCGTTACATTGGTAACTATTGTGGATCTAAAGATAGGGCTGTAGTAACAGTACAGTACGCTAATGGACAGATATCAAGTCGTATATGGGGATGGTCGACTTCAGTTAAAATTAAAGCTATATGAATATAACGATTAACAAAACCATTAATGTAGGTGACGCCGGTACGCCTTACTCAGTGTCGATTAATATTGACTACGAACAGGATGGCAACGAAATCACCATAACTGATAACGTGGCCGAAGGAGGCCCTTACGACAACCCACCTGATCTTTGGTATAAACAAATCTAGGAAGCCATCGAAGACTACTTCTATGAGCAAGATAAGGATTTAAACGTTACTTTTTCTTAACCCCCCCCCTAGTTATGACTACAGATAATAAACTACCAGAAGAGAAAACAGTTGCTCAAAGAGCGCTGGAGCTGTTAAAAGAGGTTCCTGCCGATAAGTTTTTAAACGGTGAGTACACCAATGGTCAGGACGCTTGCTGCTCAGTTGGCCATTACAAAAGGCTTACAAGCAAAGATCCGAGTGACTTTTCAAGGCCAAATTGTGATGACTACGGATTTTCTGACTTACGCGCAAGGAGTGAGCATTTTTTAAGCAATGTTCACTATACAGTTGCCGATATAGCTACGGTTAATAACTCCAATTGGATTAACGGTTACACAGAACCAGAAATAAAAGACCGTGTTATCCACCTCCTTGAAGACATGGTAAAAGCGGGGTATTGATCTATGAAAGCCATCGTAACCATATTCGGAAACTAAAAAAACCTTACTACTATGAATCGAGTCACACGAAATACAGACACAGTGCTAAATCAAATCTTTGATGACATGCACAAAGATGCAAAGACAATATGCTCTTTACAACAGGCTAATGCAATTAAAGACAGTGCCTTACTTCAGGGGTCAATACAGCTTATTGATCTTCAGAAAGAAGTGCAAAGGCTTAACGCTATTACATCAACTTTCAAACTGCATACAAAAGCTTTCCTTTCTTCCTTTGAAGCCAGGTTTGACAAAGATCCTGATCAGTTTGTCCCTGAAGAAATGTACGAATACATTGACTCTGCAAAGTTCATGGAGAAACATTTCGGCAGGGTTGTTAACTATATAGTAGCGGTTACTATTTACCTGCAAAAAATAAAGGCTTAATCTATACAGTGAAGATACAATTAAAATGGGGGAAATTGGAATATGAAAAGTAAAACTCCTTTCTTAGATTTTTACAGAAAATATAATCGTAGCGGACATTTACCTAACCATGGACTTTGTAGTTGTTTTGGTCCTGATGATCTCTATGAACTTATAAAAATTTTTGAGCCTACGGTAGCGGACAGATGTCGATATGGTATCGTTACTGATCATTGGGGGCTTGAAATAGTTGGAAGGTATGCAGAAAAACATGAATACGATGTTTTCTCTGATCTAAGAAAAACAATAGTTTTATTTTGTGCAGCTATAAACAATGAACTATGACCACAGTAAAAATACTAAAATCAGAGAGGGCTATTATCTCAGAGTCCCTTGCAGATTGGTTAATTGAACATTCATTCACTGACATTGAAGAAGATACTGATGATGTTGAATTGAATATCCATGTAGACCGTCCCGCTCAAATCTGGCATGCCGCAAGGTACTGTCAAGAAAGATTGAAATTAAAGAAGGATGAACAGGAAATAAAAGAAACTGTATGACAGATAATGAATTGATCGCAGAGTTTATGGGTGCTGAGGTGATTCAAATTCTAAGGCGCGGCACTGATTCAGAATTAAGATGTTATGGATTTAAAGGGGCGTTACCACACCCTGCACTACATGACCTTCAGACAAATTGCGGATTGTTTCACACTGCCCTTCGCTTCGATACGTCATGGGATTGGCTCATGCCTGTAGTGGAGAGAATTGAAAAACTCGGGCATCACGTTGCTATTGAAACTGGATTTGTTGAAATCGGTAATGATGATGTGCCTGTTGGTGTCTGGCATGAGGATGGTGACAATAAAATTAAACTAACATACATCGCTGTCGTCGAATTCATTAACTGGTATAACGAACAAAAAGCAGAATCATGACCCCTACTACCTACAGAGGCTATCATATAACACCGATCTTCAATTATACTAATGGAAGAACAGACGGGTACTACTGGAAATTATCAGAAGGAGAAGAAAGTATACAACCATTCTTTGGGTCAACACTTGAAGAAATTAAGGGTGAAATTGATTCGCTTAAACCAACGAATATTTATATCTTACAGAACTACAATTTCTCGACTGATATGCTTGTCGTTGAGGCTACCGAAATTCCATTAAGAAATAACTATCGATTATTTTCAATTCACAAGATGGATATAAAAGACTTTAAATTCTCTCAAATAAAATAGCATGGAAAACAAAACCCCCAACATTGCCCAGCTGCAAAAGTCCGTCAAAGATAATACTTTTAAACTCCCAACTATTGCAGAGATTTACGCTGCCGGCGATGGTATGCCGGTACTTCAGCAGGATAGCGTAATCCAGGTTTTACTTAACCAAGCTCCGCGTCCTGAGTGGTTAAAGCAGCACCCAATAGCAAAGAAAGAAATTATGGTAGACGGACGTAAGCAGCAAGTGCCAATATCATACATTCCCATTGAAAGAATTGAGTGGTTGCTTACTAACGTTTTTGTTCGTTGGAAAGTAGAGATTAAGAACTCAAAGCTAATCGCCAACTCCGTGGTGGTTGAAGTTCGCCTGCATTACTATGATCATGTTGTGGAAGAGTGGCACTGGCAGGACGGTATAGGCGCGCAACCGCTTCAAACTGATAAGGATTCCGGCGCCGTTGATTTCAATAAAATCAAGTCTAACGCCGTGCAGATCGCTGCCCCTGCCGCTGAGAGTTACGCGGTAAAAGATGCTGCCGAAAAGATAGGCAAGCTATTCGGTAAGGATCTTAACCGGGCAGAGAATAACATAAGCTATGAATCACTTGCTAAGAAATACGAAAACGTACTAGATTAATGGAAGACGGGATATACGACAACATTACCATAGAAGCGTATCACGAAAACAAAACGCATCTATCAGCCACTCAAATAAAGCTGGCAAAGAGGTCTTTAAAGGAATTGGATTGGACACGGAGAGGGTTAATTCAGCAGGAACAAAAGAAACATTTCGACTTTGGAAATAGTTTTGAATTGGCTCTTTTAAGTCCTGTTGAGTTTTCTGAAAAAGTTGCCATCCTGAAAGACTCACAATGGGTTCAGGAAGCATTGAAAGAAAACCCTAACTTATCTAAGCCTCGGGCCTCAGGAGCTTACCAGAAGGCACACAGGGAGTTTCTAATAGGCCGTGAGGATATGTACAAGATACCGGACACTGGACAGGAAAGCTATGAGACAATTAAAGCTATGCTTGAGTCTTGTTTTGCGGACAAGATCATTCAGGGCTTAATCAGAAACACCGAATATCAGCTTTCTCTTTTCTGGACCGATGACGAAACGGGGCTGAAAATGAAAACCCGCCCCGATATTTGTAAGCGTAAAAAGAATGTGGTGATCAATGTTAAGACCGTTCTGGATGGATCACCCAAGGCATTCAGTAAAGATCTGGCTAATTATGAATACCCTTTACAGGCGTGTGTTGAGATATCAGGCTGTCAGGCAAGTGGGCTAATGACCTCGGTGGATAATTACTTCTGGCTTGTGGTGGAGAAGCTACCCCCTTTCAACGCAACGATTTACGAATTTGCCTTGGATGACATTAAGGCAAGTATGGATGAATTGGACTACTTGAAACACAAGGTTGTGAAAGCAAGGGACGAAAACTTTTTCCCTGGATACTCCGACCGGGCAGATAATGAACATGGGATTTTGACCGCACAAATACCTTTATATTATCGATCATGAAAAACTACACCCTCCCCCCAGACGTAACCATAGGCCCAGGACCAAAAGGTAAAGGTAAGAAGGTTACTTTCTATGGACCGGATAATAAGTTTTGGGACAGAGAATTTAAACAAGCAGTAGGATACATTCTTTTAACAATGCTTGTAATTGCAATTGTTGTAGTCTGTATTTACTTTACAAAGATACACGGAAATGATATTGATAACGTTTTAAAACCATAAATTTTATGAGAGACTTCAATCATACTGTTAACATTTTAGTGCAAGCTTTTTTCAAAGGCACACTAGAACATCGAGACTGTACTGCCTGTGCGGTTGGGAATATTATTAGAGGAAATGGATATACTCTTAAAAAAGATCGTGAGTCATCTTATACGTTTTGGCTGCGTCACATCGAAGGTGTTTTCCGTAGAAATTATGGACAATATGATTATGAAGAAGCGATGAGTCAAATAGATTCAACTGGTTATACGCCGTTTGAATTACATCAAATAGAAACCGCTTTTGAAAAATCCTATTATTATGATTCTCAAGATCATGAACAAGAAAGATTTAACGGTCTCATGGCGGTTGTCGATGTTCTTGCAAGCATTCACGGAATCGATCTTTCCATCCGGGAAGAGGCCAAACTTTTATTCGTAAAGCCTTCGGTATGCCCATCATAAAGAATCCATACAAGATAAACAATCTTCCCAACCTTGAAAAGAAGAAGCAGTACAAAGTACAATCTATCTATGATAGAGGAACAGAACTAGCTTTCTCAGGAGAAGATAAAGCATGGAGAAGTAAGAATAAAAATAAATGCTTGTTCTGATGTGGGCTAAAAGAGTATTCGTTGATCAAACGGTAACAATTACATCCGATGTCATTCATGAATCATTGCGTGGAATAAAATCGCAGCTACATTCAAAGCGTTGGATTTTATTGAGTCACAAAACTAAGTGCAAGAAGATCGATTTTAATTATTACGCATTAGGCGCAGACATGGCACGCGAAGTTTTAAAGCTTGAAAGAATAGTTTTAGAAATGCAAATTTACGAACTTAAAGCAAAGATTAACGAGCAAATATCAATACTCCAAAAGCAATATTATGGAAAATAGGGTAATTAGATTTCGAGCCTGGAACATTCAGCAAAAGAAATTCATTGAGATTTCAGCACTCGATTTTCATAGGGTTGAAGCTGCTTGCGTACAGCAGATTGGCATGCCTCCGCATTTCTATCCGACTACGTACCCGTCAGATGAAAATATTCTCATGCAATTTACATGGATCAAAGATAAGAACGGGGTGGATGTTTACGAAGGTGACCTGGTTAAATTTCTCGACGGCAGCATTACGTCAACCGAATCTGGTATGGACTGTGATGAGTTTGAGTCTATCGGAGAAGTATACTGGTCAGAAGATCATAGATGGGATGTCTCTAACCGAGATGGCGTTGATATTGACGAAGTATGGAGTGATGAAATTGAAGTGATCGGGAACATCTACCAAAATAAAGAACTATTGACATAAACCGTAGGGGAAACTTTAACTATCGTTACTGTTTTGATGAGGGTCTTTTCAGTAACTTTTAGAGGTGAGTACCTACGGTTTTTTTGCAACGATACCAAAGGGGCGTTTTCAAAACAAAGGTTATACAAAGGAAAGAAACTAGGTCTGTCGCCCCTACCTAGATATTGAGAGGGAGCCCAAAAACTGTTTTCCGGGGATCAGCTAAAACCCCGGATTTTTTAAACCTCAGCCTTATGCCGAAATCAGAAGTTTATAACCAGGATTGTATGCAAGGCATGCGTCATTATAGTGACAAGTACTTTGAACTGGCTATTGTAGATCCGGAGTATGGTATTGGTGAAGGTGAAAGACATTCATATCACCCTAACGCATCAACAAAATATAAACCTAAAAAATGGGATTCTAATGGGGTTCCAGATCAAAAATATTTTACTGAATTATTTCGTGTTTCAGTTCATCAGATAATTTGGGGTGGTAATTATTTTCAATTACCGGTCTGCAGAAAGCCTATTGTTTGGGATAAACAACAGCCGGAAGGAATAGATCAGGCTATGTTTGAGTATGCTTGGCAAAGTCAAGATAATCAACAAGCAAGGATCTTTAGAAGATCCCCGTCTGCTGATAAAAATTGTGTCTCAAATGGTGACTCGAGGCTACGACAAACAAAAATGCGCATCCATCCTACCCAGAAGCCTGTAGCCTTATACAAATGGCTTTTAAAGAACTACGCAAAGCCCCATGATAAAATACTAGATACACACCTTGGAAGCCAGAGCAGCCGTATAGCAGCCTGGGACATGGGTTATGATTTCACCGGTTACGAACTGGATAAAGACTACTTCGATGCTGGCAACAAAAGGTTCGAGCAGCATAAGGCGCAACTTAAAATATTTGCAGCAGGAGTCTAGACTACTAAACGCTTAGAGAGAAAAAATGACAGGTGAAGTAGTTCCGAATTTAACACACATGAAGCGCCGGCAGCGTGATGTAATTCGCTGTCTTCTAACCAACACAGGCAGTTACATCCTGGTAGTTGATGACTATCGTGATATGAGTCGAGAGTGTTCTGTTTACGATGATCAAGGAAATGAATACATGGACGTTAAAGATTACATCGTGGAGAGCTTTGTTAAGCGAAAGATACTGATCGATCAAAAGACCATGAATATGTGCCTGGAATTGACACATACATATCTCTATTTGAATCCACTGATAACGCTAAAAATGATCTAAAGGAGGGGTGAATAAAAATATCTTCCCAAAAGCTTTGTGATATCAGTAAGGGAGAGTAAGTTTGTTTTACATATTTATTCGCAAAATTAAAAGTAGACAGTTAGTTTTGCGGGTAAGAAGTTTGAAGCTTTCTAAACTTTAAACATCCGACCCGGCGCTACTGTCTACAGCGACCGGGTTTTTTATTTTTTATATCTGAATGGCAAAAAGATTTATTGACACTGGGCTGTTTGATGATGAGTGGTTTGCGGAGTTGAATCCCGAGTGTAAGATGTTCTGGATTTATTACTTAACAAAATGTGATCATGCTGGACTGCTTAAATACAATAAAAAATTGATTGAGTTTCAAACAGGAATTAAGTCTTTGGATACTGTTATCGAACAGTTAGGCAACCGTTTGGTAAGAGTTAATGAACAGTTATTCTTTTGCCCAAAATTTATTATGTATCAGTACCCAGGGTTTCCGAACTGTAAATTTAAAGCCGCTTTATCCGCAATTAACCTACTTATTAACAATGGCCTTTTTGACTCAGAAACAAGGTTATTTAAAGAGTTACCTAACAGTTACCTAACAGTTAGTAAAGAGTTACCTAACTCTTACTGTATAAGTAATGGTAATGGTATTAAAATACATAATGGAGATTGTTTTAAAAATTCAGAGGAGGCATTCACCGCCGTAAGGGATGACGAAGAGTTTGTAAACTCATTGGTTCGTATCGCCCGTGGATCTGGATATGTGACAATCACTGACATTCAAGTCATGAAAGCGGTAAGGCATTTCATCTTAACGGAAGGGGCAAAACCGGATTTCGATTACCGACCGAGGGATGAAATTAAAAAACATCTGATAAACTGGATCAGTAAAAACGCCAAAAAGCTTACGCAATATGGATAATTTCACAGACAGAAGGCTAAAATACGTAGACATAACAGGGATTTTCTATAACAAGGCGAATGATGTTTCAATAGCCTGCCGCCAAAGCCAACGCCAATGTGAGAACATGGCCAAACAACTTGCTACCCGAAAAGCAAAAACACCTGAGGAGTTTGAGCGTATTGAATCCCTGAAAGAGTTTGTGCTGAAGACAACAAGTGCGAACGAAAAAATGCTTTCACTTTTGGATTACGTTACCGGCCTTTTGGTTGAAATATCTGAGGACTCAAAAGTTTTGATTGAGGGGGCCATAATTCGCGACAGGTTGAAAGATCAGGAAGACACAGTGATAATGCTAACCCAGCAAAGAGAGAGCCTTATAACCCAAATGTATGACCTCAGAAAGGATCAGATCAATTCTAAATAACCCATCCGAACCAGGATTTGAGTTCATTGCCGACCCAAACGTTTACGAACGGGAGGTTTTGAACGGGTGGAACATGGATGTTTACAAATACGGTTTTGAGCTTGATAGTTTCTGTCCTGCAAAATTAGCCCAACTGACGGTGATTGTAGGGCACACAAACGTAGGGAAGACCACGGTTATACTTTGGCTGCTCTCAAAATTATGTAGGCTTAAAAGGCGCGTATTGATCTATTCCGCGGAAAACAGAATTTCAAGCCTTCATAAGCAATTGGTAAGATTCTGGTCGGGTCAGGAAATTATAACCAAAGAACACATTGAAGGCATCCGGCCTTACGTGCGGTACATCAAACACGAAAAACATTTCAGTTACCGGGATATGCTTAACCAGGCAACTTTTCTTTTGGACGCTGACTATGATTTTGATTTCTTCCTTATCGACCCTTACAACGCTTTAAAAATAGTGAATCCGAATAGATTAAATACTCACGATTACCATTACGAAGCCGCTGAAGAAATGCGTATATTCAGCTACAATACAAATAAAAGTATTTTCCTTAATTGCCATACAGTAACGGAAGCGCAAAGAGTTAAGCCAGATGCAAACGGACATCGCCCCGCGCCCCTTGATTCTGACGTGGAGGGAGGGGGAAAGTTTCCGAATAAGGCTGACGACACAATTGTCATCCATAGGCAAATCAGTTCGATGATACCGGAAGAAAAATACATTTCAGAAATACATGTAAGGAAAGTTAGAAACCAGGAGTTCGGAGGGGAGCCCACGCCGTTTGATAAGCCGGTGAAGATCCAATTCAAAAAGGAT